GCACAGGCATCTTGTCCCAACGGGAGTCGTTGAAGTCGGTGGAATAGAAATTGGCTGGACGCTCGTTGGCATTCTTCACCCAATTGAATTTCCAATCGCCATCGAGGGAGATGAAACGGTCGGACTTGTCCATGCGACCTGCCTGGGCACGTTCTTGGGTTTCGTAAGCGAAGAAATTAGACACATCTGGAAGACGATTCTCGGCATTCTTGCCAGGGTCATTCCAATAAGGAGTAGTGGTTTGTGCCATCATGCTTGAAGCAAGGGGCCAAGCACCGAGGGCGAGTGTTTTTTTTAGTTTCATATCAGTGAGGTTTTAGAAAGTTAAAAGTTAAAAGACCCTCCTTTTTTCTTTAATCTTACTGTTATGTTCTTTATATTAGGATTATATATAGAGTCTAATTGCATAGAACTTAACTTTCTATCTGCTATCCTTGGTTTACCAGGACGAAGATATGACTCTGCATAAATTTGGGTTTTGGTTTTAATTGGAGTCTTAGGATTGTTGAATTTTTTTCTAGCTTCCTCTCCTTTTAATCCATTCCAAGGTGCCCAGTAATTCTATGTAACTCCAGTCTCAGGATTATATCTATTAGCTTTCTTAGTAACAGAAGCCCATATTGAACCCCACTGTGAATATCTTCCACTAGGAGCTGGACGACCATCCCATTGTATTAATCCTTTACCTCCGCCATTCTTTTGTTTAGCTTTATAATCACCTTGACTTTCCTCAACGACATTTCCCATAAGAGCAATTGCTCTATTATGGTCCATTCCCATGTCTTGAGTTAAATATCTATAACCTCTATCCATATTATCCCAATCTGGATTCTTTCTTGAAGTTAGATGCTTCTTAGCAAGTTGTCCAGCCTTTATGATGCCTCCAGCCTATACAAATAATGGAGAAGAGAATCTATTATTATTAAAAGCTACATTCTTGAGAGCAGACTTTATATTGTTTACTCTTTGTTTATTCCATTTACCTGTAATGTCTTTAGCATTCTTTTTAAGAGTTCCATTATAATCATCAGTAGTATATCCACTTTGATTAAAATAGTTCCACATTAAGTTATTATCAGACAATTTGTCTATAACTTTATCAAGGTCTTTTCCAGTAACATTACCATTATCTCTAGATATTCTTCTTCTAAGCTCCTGATTTGTAGCTCTCATTTCCTATAGAGTTTGCTCTTTAGATAAATTATTAGAATTGAATATTCCTTCATAAGCAGATTTTAAATATCCCTCTTCTTCTGGAGTATACTAATTTTTAAATAAGTTATGTAAGAGACTATGATTAGTTTCATGACTTATTATATCTTGCAGAGCATTTTCTTTACTCCATCCTTCTATTGAACCTTCTGGTTGATTAACATTATTAGGATAAACCATAATTCTATGATTGCTTTCAGAACCATCATTAGTAGTTAACCAATTATAAGATCCCATCTTTCTTCCTGGACGCCTTGATGAAGCAATCATGGGAATTGAGTTATACACAGCAGCAACTTGTTGTTCTGTAACTTCAGGATGAAGTTTCTTAGCCCTATAAGCATAATCTTTAACATTAAAATTATATTCTTGTTGTTTTATATTATCTATCATTGGTTGATTTACCTTATCAACTAAAGGCTAGAAGTCTCCTGGAATTATATTTCCTCCATATTGGTGTTTCCACTTTCTAGCATTAGCTGCAAAGGTAGCACGTTTCCGTATAGTTGGACTGGAACTTCTTTTTCCTCTAGCTATACACTCAGAGGTCACAGTTCCTCCACAATAGTCAGTAAACTTCCCTCTATTTTTCTTCTTTATATGAATTTTGCTACCTTCCTTGGATTTAATCTTACAATTACCTCCAGATTTTAGAAAATCAACCACTCCATCTGGAAGTTTTAAATTAGGAATACTTAATTCCGGCATTAAACCTTTTTTAACGCTTTCACTTATTTTCATATAAATTAAAATTTTAAACCTATTGATTTTATACAAAATTATTATTACATTTGTACAAATCAAAACAGTTTATGAAAAATTGTAGATTTATACAGTAAGAAACGTGTGTAGGTTAAGTAGTAATCTTTTTAATATTTAATTACTAAACAAATTAATCTAATGAGCTTAGATACAATAACGTCCGTTTTTCGATGGATTGACAGAATACCAAGTACTATTAAAACTGTGATTATAGTGGTATTATTTGGAATACTGGCAGTCAATTACATTAAAACTCAGAACGAAGATATCATAAGATAGTATATGCATTTTACAGAGATGACTGAATAGAAAGCTGAAGAATATACACTAGAAACTGCTTCGGATATTAATAGGTATGTCGGAGATATTGCCAAAAAAGACACTGCAGCCTATAATGTAATCTTGCTTAGCTATCATAACACATAGAAGAGTTTACAAGGATATAGATATTTATATCTTAATTGTCTAACTGAAAAACCGAGAGGAATTGAAGCAGAACCATTAAGAGAATATTGGACTAACCTTGAATACATATATTATGAAGATGAACTTAGTAAAATTCATAATAGTGAATATCTAAGAATACAAGATATAGAATCTATAAAGACAACTATGCCGAAACTTTATAGAAAATTAAAACTAAGTGGAGCAAAATCTGCAGCCTTCTACACTATTGAAGGAATGAGAAGTCCTATAGGAATGATTGTAGTGCTATACGATCATCCAAAAGAGTATCACTTAGGATATTATATGGAAGTTATTTCTTCTGATATTTAGAAACTTGCAGTACTGCTTGATTACAAAGCCGTAAATAAACAATGAATATTGATAAGCAAAATGGAAATGTGTGCTTCAATGATGAGAAGCATATTTATTGGAATGTAAATGATAATGGTAAGTATATTTCGGTTACGACGTTAATTGAAAGGTTTACACAACCTTTTGATGAAAATTTCTGGAGTGGATATAAAGCTCTAGAAAGATTAATTCCAGCTGAGAACTGGAAAATAGAGAAAAAGTCCTTACTGAATACACACAAAATAGATACAGAACTTTTAAGTCTGTATAATATTTCAGAATTAGATTTTAATAGGACTCAACAAGACATTCTAGACGAATGGGACAAAACTAATAAAGATTCTTGCGAAAGAGGTACTAAGATTCACGCACAATTAGAAAATTCAATGTACAAAATGGGAGCAAATGTTTCTCTTAAAAAGTTTGGAGTTGGAGGAAAATTTGTGTGTGATAAAGGTCGTACTGAATTAGACTTAGAAAATGGAGTGTATCCTGAATATTTAATTTCTAGAGAATCTCCAGATGGAGTACTTAGAATTGCTGGACAAATTGACTTATTAGTAAAACAAGGAAATGAGATTACTATCATGGACTGGAAAACTAATAAAGAAATTAAACAACATTCATTCTTTGATACTAAATCTAAGAAAACTGTAAGAATGAAACATCCCTTAGGTAATTTAGAAGATTGTAATTACTATCACTACACACTGCAGTTATCTACTTATGCTTGGATGCTTCAAAAGTTAAATCCCAATTTCGTTATTAAAGATTTAATTATGGTCCATTTTGATCATAATGATAATCAGACAGTATACCATCTTGATTATTTAAAGGATGATGTAGAAAAGATGTTGAGGTTTTATAAAAAAGAGTTAATGCATAAAAAACAATTAGCTAAATATGAGAGAATAGAGTACTAATAGTCAAATCTTTACTAAATAGGCATTTATATAAATTGTGCAAAACATATAATATAGACTGTGTACTCTATTCTTTATTTTTGTGTGTTATGGAAATTGGAAATATAGTTAAGGGACATGTAAATGAATTATTAGGGCTTAATAAAGATATTTCTTAGGAAAGGCTGAAAATATGTAAAGTATGTCCATTATTTTTGAATAGTTTGGGTGGGTTATGTAATCCTAAATTGTACTTAAACCCAAACACTGGAGATGTTAGTACAAAATATAAAGATGGTTATGGTAAAGGATGTGGCTGTAGGCTTCAAGCAAAAACAAAATTAGTAAATGCCCACTGCCCAAATGATAAATGGTAATATGATTATTGAAACAATCGACGGAAGAGACACCAATATGGGTCTTACAGAAAAAGGAAAAATTGCTCAGCAACTAGTAGGAATAGAATCAGAAGCTAAAACTTTTGCTATGGATAAACAGAATATTGCAAATATGGCAAAGACTGAAGCAATAAATAAAGTTAATGACCAAGTAGAAGAGTATAGACAAAAACTAGAGGAGCATAATAAATATTTACAGGAACAAGTAAATAGACTAAGTGATAGCTTTGAGAAACTAGAGATTAAGCCACTTGGAAATTATGTTTTGATTACTCCATTCAGTCAAAACCCATTCCAGAAAATTAAGGAGGAAAAGGGAATTATTATTGATACTGGAGGATTAACTCCTATTTATAAGTCACAAGAAGATGGTCAGTTCCATGAGGAAGAATCTTATGTTCATGTTGGAACAGTAGTTGAAATTGGTCCTGATGTTAAGTGGCTTAAAGAAGGAGATGCTGTTATGTGGTGCGCTCCTACTGAATTACCTATTCCTTTTTACAAACAAGGACTAGTTACTGTATGTGAATTTAACATTAAAGCCGTAATTAATGAAGGATTACAGGCAAGATTTGATAACATTAAAAATAATACAAAATGATGGACGACGAGAAGATATATTTTATGCCTGGCGAATTGGTTACATTAAAACAAGATGTACCATTTAAGCCTATTATGATAGTAGTTAAAAAAGAGACTAATATATTTAAAAACTCTGGAGTAGAAACATAGCCTTCTCTCAAGGGTATTAAGTGCAGATGGTTTACTAAGGATGGTCTTATGCAAGAGGCTGTCTTCAATACAAAAGATTTAATTAAAGTTTAAAAATAATTTGTGATTGATTATGATTAACAAATTTCAAGAAGGCGGATAGGCTCAAGCACAACAGCAGTAGATTCTTATGCAAGCTGCTCAAGTATTACAAGCAGCTGGCTATAATGTGACAGACGGTCAAGGTAATTTAGACCAAAAAGCCTTCATTCAAGCAATTGCTCAATATGGTCAGGAGAAACTTGGAGTACAAGTTAATCAACAAAACATAGGTCAAGTAATTACCACTATAGCTCAGCAAGGTTCTCAAATGGCTAGAAAAGGTGCTAAATTAAATTACTTGAAAAAGATTACTAACAGTTGCCCAGAAGGAACCAAACTTGTTTACTTTAAAGCTGGAGGTCAAATTTGTTCAAAATGTGAAGCCTTAGCTAAGAAAGAAAAAGGTGGCAATGTTATTGATGATATTAAGAAAGAGTTAATGCAAGGCGGAGGTAAGACTAAGCAACCAGTTAAAAAGGTTGATGCAAAGAAACAAACTACATGGACTCCAAAGGATGATAAAAAGTTTGCAAATTTGAAAAATAAGTCTGTTAAACTTGGTCTCACTCAAAAAGAAAAACAAGATTCAATTTCTCTACAAAAGAAATGGAATGCTGCTTCTAACAAGAAACAATTTGAAATAGAAGAAGGCAAATGTGGAGGAAAAATGAAAAAGGATAAATGCGGTTCTAAGTTGATTGCTAAGAAAGGAATTAAAGCAAAAGCTTGTCCAAAATGTGGTAAAGTTCATGCTGGAAAGTGTGAATGTGGAGGAAAAATGAAGAAACACCAATTTGGAGGAATTCTTACTGCTATGCAAAAACTTCAAAACGGAGGTAGTTTAAACGGAATCCCTTTTAGCAATAGAAAATGAGACAAGGATTTGGAATGATGTATTTAAGGTCTCAGCCAGGTTTTGAAGAAGCTTATCAA